AATCCTCTTTCTACGGCAGGATCATCTAGCAATTTTCTATTATTACTCTGATTCAGGTCTAGACTTAGTCCAGCAGCATCCACAAGACCTCTAATCGTTCCAAACTGATTATCCAGTTTGGTGCTCATAAGCAGTCGATGGGCAGCACCTTGGATAGTAACCTTCTGGTTCAGAAGACAGCTTTTACCAATACATTTGTTACTCATTAGTTCTTGAGGGTGCCTTTACGATAAACCGTGTCAGGATCAATATCAATTTCAACGGACCCGAAGTCCCTAACAAATTTTTCAGAATCAAGGTTGACTGCTTTATCCCACTCTTCTGTTGCAATAGTGAGGAAGGGACTGCGGACGTAGGATTTTAGGTATTTATGGAACCCCCGTAATCTTGCTAAATCTTCTCCAGCATCAATATATCTCATTATTGACAACCTATTCTCTGGTTTGTGGTAATGTAGGTTGACACCCCAAAATACTGTGCCTCTTTCTACCGCAATCAGATAGCACAATGGGTTGCGGTCATAGAAGGGCAATTGCTCTGCTGTTTTCGCTGTATATTGAAACAGAGCAATTTTGCCGGGGACTGGATTTCCTTCCAAAGTTGACTTTGGGAATTCATCTCTATATTCCAAGTTCCTTCTCCGTCATGACTTGAAACTCCCATCGGCGGTCAGCACAGAACTCTTCTGCTGCCTTCCACTTTGCTTGGTTTTTGGCATATTCGAGAGTTTCATAGATATGCTTCTTGGTCTTCCTTTTTGTTGTTGGAGGAGCACACTGCTTAGCAGGTTTGATCTCAATAATCTTCTCAACAATCTGACCCTTTACATTCTTGTATTTGATGTAAAAGTCGGGAAAGTACCTACGGACACGTTTGGTCGTAGGGTCATAATATGGAATATGAAACTCTTCAGATGCCCAGAATAAAATGTTCTCATTCTTGTCGCAATAGACCATAAACTTACGTTCCCAGAGAGAACGATAGATTATGTTTCTTGAATCCCCCTTATACTTCCTCGGATTCGACGGTCTATACCGACCTTGATATGACATACATAGTATACTAGACCACTCTATATTTAGAGGCATGGCATCAAGAGCCGAAGTTATAAACGATCCTAAAAGGAGGATTCTAAAAACTGATGACCTCTACCTTGGTAAGACCAGGGCAGGTGGTATTGTGCCCGCCTTCAACAACATTTATGATGTAACGATTGATTTTTCAGGTGATAGGACAAGCACAGGGGCATTGAGAAGACACATCAAATCAACAGTGCTGTATGAGACTGATGAACCTCCTGGAAGTTACCTTTCTCTGTTTTGCTCAGAGGCACTTCTTCCTGGAAGTCAGTTTCAAACTTCCTCTGTTGATGGACTTCGCCAGGGTTTGCAACAGCAATACGCTTTGTATCGTAGATATCCCGATATCAACCTGACGTGGTATTCTCAAAGAGATTACTTTACTAATGATGTGTTCAATGCCTGGATGGAATTTATGTCTCCTCCGGATTTTGGTGAAGACACAGTAACTTTGGAACAAAAACTGGACAAGAGTTATCCTGCTAGAAGGATGAGATATCCAGATCAGTACAAGTGTAATATGGAGATCACGTCATTTAGTCGTGACGCTAACAATCCCAGTTACATCACATATCATATTAGAAGAGCATTCCCAACTAACATTATTGCTGCTCCTTTGGCATATGGAAAAGCAGAACTGATCAAGACTACAGTATCTTTTGCTTACGAAACATACTACATTGGTCGTCAAGGTAGTTCTGCTAATGTTACCAAAGCAAATACTAGTGGGATTGACTTACCTTTCAACCCCGAAATAGTAATCGACGGGAATGATCCGTTACCTAGGAGTAACGAGGAACCAACCCGCCCCGGAGCAGACGCTGGCACAAATCTTGATTCCAAACCCCTACCCCCTGCCGCTACTAAACCGCTCCCCGATGTATTCAACAGTCCTGGAGAGAGATCTTTCGGGACACCCTAATAAATACCTGTACTGAATTGAATTGTTATGCCACTGCCTAAGGTTGTAACACCTGTTTTTGAGGTGAATCTGCTATCGACTGGTAAACCAGTCAGATATCGACCATTCCTGGTCAAAGAAGAGAAAGCACTATTGATTGCACTTGAAAGTGGTAATGATAAAAACATCATTGCTACTGTAAAAGATGTTCTCAAAGCATGTGTGGTCACTCGGGGAGTAAAGATTGATACTCTCCCCTCATTTGATCTTGAATATCTATTCTTGAACATTCGAGGTAAGTCAGTTGGTGAGACTGTAGAACTGCTGGTCACTTGTGCTGACGATGAGGAAGTCAAGGTTCCTCTGATGATTCATATGTCAGAGATCGGTCTGGATGTTCCTGATGGTCACACTGACACTATTGAACTTGATGGAGGAATCTCTATCAAGATGAAGTATCCATCTATGGATGAGTTCTTGAAAAACAACTTCAGTGTTACTCAAGAAACCAAGAAAGACATGGTGGATGAGGCATTCAAGGCAGTTGCCAAGTGCATTGACACTGTGTTTACTGAAGAGGAAGCATGGTCTGCTAGTGATTGCACTCAAGCAGAACTGGTGAAGTTCATTGAGCAGTTGAGTTCAGCACAGTTCCAGAAGATTGAGAACTTCTTCTCCAGCATGCCCAAATTGAGGTATGAGGGCAAGGTGACTAACCCAAATACTGAAGTTGTGACTGATGTAGTTGTTGAGGGTATGTCAAATTTTTTCGGATAATGCTATATCACACGACCATTGATGTGTGCATGGAAGTCAATTTTGCTCTCATGCAACATCACGGGTGGTCATTGAGTGATATAGAAAGTTTATACCCGTGGGAAAAAGACGTATACATAAAGTATCTCACAAATTATCTTGAGAAACAAAGACTAGAGGCAGCACAGGACGCTAATGCCGGATTCTAACGTACAGTCTGTTACTCCCATGATTGCCCCTTTGAGGGACAAGGTGGAGGAACAATCTGTTGCGTTGAATCATAATGTAGATAAAACGAATGACAATATCAGACGTTTGGGACGTATTGTCCTAGACATGGAAAGACTGGATGCAAGCATGAAAGTCATGCGTGCAGACATTAGGAAAGATCTTAGAGCACGAAGGAGATACTTTAGAGAAGAGCAGAAACTTATAAAGAAGGATATCAAGCAGACAGAGAAACTTGGTAACTCTTTTATTGGATTTAGAGCAACCCTTGCCGGTTTAGCTGCTCTCAGTGCTGGAAGAGAGTTTGGTCAAGGTGATATAATGGGTGGGTTACAGGATAGTGCAATTGCTGTTACAGCAATGCTACCTGAAATCACAAGTACAGTTTTAGGGGCAGTAGGTTTGGCATTAGGTTTGAAAGGTGGAGGCGGGCGCGGACCAACCGCCGGTCCTAGAGCAGCAGCACCTCGTGGGGGAATGCGTGGGGGAATGCGTGGTGGTCCAGGGTTTATGGCTCTGTTACCACTGGCACTTCTTGGTAGTTCTATGTTGATGGGTAGTCCTGAAAAAGGAGATCAGACCCGTGTAGAGATGATTCAACAGCAAGCTGTTGAAGATAGTTTGATCAGTCCTAAAGAAGTAAATTTTTTCAGTGTCACAGTTGCTAGATTCGGTGGCATTTTGGACAAACTTCTGGGAAGAAAAGTCAAGGATCCTAAGGTCAATGTCAATGATTCTGACGAAAAACCAAAAAAACCTGCTCCACCAGAACCGCCACCACCGCCAAAGGTTGATCCTGTTGACTCAATGTTGCCTGGTGCCAATAGAACTCCTCTAGATGATTCTAAAAAAGAAGCACTCATTCAACTCGTAAGAGAAGGTGAGGGCACTGCTGATGCTCAAGGATATAACAAATGGTTTGGTGGTGATACCAGTCTTGATATCACCAAGATGACTGGTAATGAAGTGATGCAGGAGCAACTCCGTCGCCTCAAGGCTGGCGAAACTCCTAAGTTTACTGATGCTTTCGGTGTGACATCGACCAGTGCTGCTGTTGGTGCAGGTCAGTTTATGAAACCTGAGCAGGTCATGATCGACATGGGTCTAGATCCTGCAACCACCAAAATGACTCCTGAGGTTCAGGATGCGATGATCCTGCATCTGGCAATGGACACACGTGGTGTGGATCCCTCTGATGGGATTGATATGGCTGAGATGGAGAGATTGGGTAAGGAGTGGGCAAGTCTCACTTCATACCATGGTCAAAAAGATATCACTCCTCAGGAGTCGATTGACAGGTATAACACGATCTTAGAAGGTATCAGGAAGCGTAAAGGAGAGACTAAAACTGACCCGCTGGGTCCTCAGTCATCTCTGCCAATGCCGAGTATTCAACCTTCTACTCCTGCTCCCCAGATTGCTGCTGTTGCACCCGAACCGCCATCTCCTGCATCAATCACGATTGATCCAAACTCTGCTGGCACCACGGGATCTGAGATTGCATCTACGGCATTGCTGAGTCAGTATAACATCCCAGCAATGTTCTCATGAGAAATATAAAACCACTAACTAGCGTAATAAAACAAAGAAATCTACAGGTTTCTAGACTTGAAGAACAAAGTCTGAGACTGAGGAAGAAACTTGTAAAGACGCGGGGAGAAGCATTTGAGAGGATCCAGGGAGAACTTAGTAATACTTCCTCTTCCTCTTCTTCTGGTGGTGGTGGTATTGGTCAGGCTCTTTTAGGACTGGGTGGTGCTGCCGTTGGTGGCAGAATGCTTAGAGGTCTCAGGAATAGGTTTAGAACACCTCCGAGAACTAAACCTGCCAATAAGATTGTTCCGACTAGGGGTCTTAGAGGTGGTGCTAAACCACGCATTCCATCTATCCGTGGTGGACTGCGGATGGGCAGGTTCAATGCCATTGCCACCACAGCACTGACTGGGGTTGATTATGGACTGAGACGGGCAGAGGGTCAAACCCAAACCCAGGCAGTCAGTGGTGCACTTAGTACAACAGCAGGTGGTTTGGCAGGTTTTGCCGCTGGTGCCAAAGGCGGTGCTCTACTTGGCGGATCTATTGGTGCATTTTTTGGTGGAGTTGGTGCTGCCCCTGGTGCTGCTATTGGTGGTCTTTTAGGTGGTTTACTTGGTAGTTTTGGTGGTGCAAACTTGGGTGCCGCTATTTCTGACAAGGTAACAGGAGCAGATCAACGGAGAAAGGTAGAGGAAAAGAAATCAAGACTTTCTGCGAGGACGAGTAAATTTGGTCGTACTGTTGAAGAATTTGATAATGCCTTAGATCGCTTTGATCTACTTACGAAGAAGAAAATTTACTTCATTGATGATGAGTACAATATTGATGTTGATGTAGATGGTGATGACGGTCCTCTTGATCCTCGGAAACCACGTCCACGTGGACCAAGACCTGGGGGACCAAAACCCGTCAAACTAGAGAAACCAGATAACATCTTTGAGGCAGAGATCCCTGGTGTATCTGAGGAACACAAGGATGGGCGGAAGTTTAGGTATTCACGTGACTATGTTCCCACTGGACTTGACTACAGTGAGATTCCCAGCACACCTAGTAACAAGGTGGTGCCAGTTGATAACCTGCCTATACTTGTCAGACCATTCACTGAGAAGTTTGACCTTGAGAAAGGTAAGGATGAACGACAACAAATTGACACTCCTTATGGTGTACTAATCCGTAAACCAGCAACGTTGTTTGCCCCGGCAGGTTTTCAGTTCCTGAACCGGGATGCTACAGAAGACAAGCGGTTCAGAACAGAGCAAACAATCAAGTCTGCACCTGTGCAGGCAGTTGGTGGAGCGACTGGATTTTTCAGTTTTCTTAGCGTATTCAGAGGTCTTAGGGGTCGTAGATCAACTACTAGGACAAAGAGCAACACGGAGGTGTTGGGTAAGGATGCAAAACCTACTCAACCACCTACGACTGCTCCTCCACGATCAGTCAAACGACGCACACGTGTTCGTCAGACAAACGTAAATCCAATCAAGAAAAAGCAAGTCGAAGTTCCAATCAAGGAAAAGCAATCCGAAGTCATAAAAGGTAATCTCAGAGAAGACGGAGAACTTACCTTTTCTAACCTTCCGGCAGACCAATTGGAGAAATTTGAAAAACTGTTCCAGATGTCAACTACCTCAGCATCTGGCGGTACCAACTTCAATGCGATGCTTCTTCCTTTGCTTGCCGGTGCCGCTGCTTTGGGAACACAGCAGGGGCAGGGATCTCAACAGATGCCATTCATGATGTCTCCACCAGCATCTGAGAGTGTCATCACATCAGAAACTTCCATGCCTTACTCTAAATACCTTGAGTACGAATCTTATATGAAGGTCTGGAAATGAAGTGGTTGAACGGCTATCAAGCTAAGACACTAAATGTATTTCCAGAAGGCAAAGAACCCTTTTCCTTGATCGGTCAGTTTCAGGGTCTTAGGTATGAGGAGGGAGTTGGTAGGACTCTAAAGGTCACTATCATGATTGCCGACACCTTTGGGTTGTCGCAAGCATTACCCATTAGAGCTGGCAATAAGGTTGAGCTTTCATTTACTCACCCTAGTGTCAAAGAACCATTCGAGTTCACTTCTAAGAAGAAGAATGAGTTGCTGATTGCAAATATCGCCAGTGAGATGGGCAACTCCAAGCGACACATGTATATCTTGGAGTGTGTTACCAAGACAACCATGTCTAACTTGACTACTAGGGTAATCAAGAGATATAAGGGCAAGATTACTGATAGTGTTGAGAAGGTTCTAAAAGATGTGCTGGAGGTTGATCCTAGTAGGATTGATATCCCACATCCTGCCATGAATGAATATACATTCACTGGTAACTACAATCCACCACTGAAGCAGATCAGCAGACTGGCATCTAAATGTGTTGGTGAGCAGAAGGGCAAGTCATCTGCCGAGAGTGGTAGTGCTGGTTATGTCTTATGTGAGAGTGAGCGTAAAGGATATAAGTTCTTCTCTGTCGATAAGGCATTGCAGGAAGAAGCAACACATGGTTACGAGCAACTTGCACACTTTGATTCAACAAAGATCAATAACTTTGCTGCTGTAGATACGCCAAGATTTGTGGAAAGTCATGATATCATCAAAAAGTTGATGGTAGGACAATACAAGTCTGCTAACTGGTACTATAATATTATTGATCGCACTCCACACTTCGTAGAATATAGTTACAAGGATAGTAAACTGGATTCTGCAAACGAAGATCAGTATATCCCCAATGACATTGATGAGAAGTATTCAAGAATCTTTCTAAATGTTCTTGATGTTGGTGCGATGAGTGAGAAGAAGGCAGAACTGAAGACCCCTGCGGAGACCATTGCCTGGCGTCAGGCACATGCAACCGGAAGATTTCAGTCTCTTTTCTCTCAGTCACTGGAGTTGACTGTCCCGATGAACTTGGATTTACAAGTTGGAATGATCATAAAAATGGCATTCCCACTACTAAATAGTGAGTCAACGGGCATGAACCCCTCATCCGGTAACTACATGGTCGCTAAACTCGCCCATGTATTCGGGGACCCCCGTGGTGATGTTACCGGACTCTCATTAGTCAGAGATTCTTTCGCATTCTATTCCAAATGAGCGAATTCATTGACAAGGACGGGAAAGAGCACGTCAATCACGGCATGCTTGAGTACACACAAGACGATCTCAAAATGCACGGTTTCATGGATAAGCATGAAGGTGAGGAAGATGATGGGTGGAAAGCACGTCATCGTGACCAAGTTTTAGAAAAGTATTGCGATAACCATCCCGATGCTCTCGAATGCCGTGTATATGACGAGTGATGATTGACGACCGGGGCATTGAATCTAAATTTGCAGGACGTGACGGGTTTCACTGGTTCATTGGCCAGGTTCCTGTTGATCCTGCATGGAGAGAATTTCCTGGCGACAAACAATCACGTAAGTATGGTTATCGCGTCAAGGTAAGAGTTCTAGGCAAACATCCAGACACAGATGATGTCAAGGATGAAGAGTTGCCATGGGCACACATCCTGGTCCCTGCTAGTCAGGGTGCAGGTGTGAACTATGCTGGTGTTAGTAACTTCATCCAGGGTGGAGAAACTGTTATTGGTTTCTATGCTGACGGTGAAGATGCTCAACAACCAATCATTCTTGGCGCTTTATACCAACATTCTCTGATCAAGGATGTACTGAAGTGGGATGATGTTCTAGAAAAAGGAACATCTGGATTCTCAGCGATCACAGTTGATTCTGTGTTAGAGACTGGTGGTTCAGAGACTGCTCTGGGTGCCAGTGTCCGTCCTACACACAAACTCAGACCTGCTGAGGTTGGCAGTATTCCTAATAATGATCAAGAGATTGATGATAATGATGGCAAACCAATACAGACGACTGCCCGTCACATTTTAGACAAACCTGTTGAGATCAGGAAAGCAGTCAAATGTGATGTTCCCAAGTCTGCTATGGGTGACGTTGCAAAGACCATGTCGTCTTTCATTGAAGTCATCAAAGGTCTTGAGGAGACTAAAGAAGGATTCATTGACCCTATCCTGAATAGGGCGGTGAACATTGATAAGATTATTGATGAGGCATCTGCCAGAATCTCTGGCAACATGAGTGGTTTCATCAGACGAGCACGCTCAGACCTGTTTGCAAACATTGATGAGGAAGTCGGTAAGGCACTGACCTTCCTGTCTCCAGATAATCTGATCAAGAAAATTGAACTAAAGAAGCAGAAGGACATTGCCTACTGCTTGATGGAGAACGTTATCAACGGTCTCCGTGACATGATCGGTGGATTCCTGAAAGGAATGCTTGGCAAGATCATCAACTTCCCACTCTGCGCGGCGGAACAGTTTTTGGGTGGTTTGATCTCCAAGATTACTGACACGATCCAGGGTGTTCTTGGTCCGGTGATGGGTGCTATTGGATCATTGGCAGGTATCGCTCTGCCTAACTTCAGCGATATTATGAACAAAGCAACCGGTGCACTTCAGGCAGGTCTGAAGTTGATGAAGTGTGAAGGATCTGAGTGTGATCCCCAACCCTTCGACTGGGCAGCAAACGTTGGACCTGATCCGAAGAAGGTTCTGGACCTGAAGCGTATGTTGGACGTGGGTGGTTTGATTGATGGTATTGATAAGGGCGTAGAAGGTTTCCTTGAGGATACTTTCCCATTCATTGGACAAGCGAAGGGAATCGCTGATTCCATCACTGGTTCTGTTGGGCAGGTTGCTGGTGTTGTTGACACCATCCAAGGAACCGTGGAGCGAGTCGGTAGTGCTGGTAAGATCCTGGGTGGTGTAACTGCTGAACTGGCAGGTGGTTGTAATACCAGTGCATTTGAGTGTGGACCACCAAGCATCGAGATCTTCGGTGGTGGTGGAATTGGTGCTGCTGCTAAGGCAGTGGTCAATTCAGTTGGTGAAGTTGTCGGTGCAAATATGGAAGATCTTGGGTTAGGATTCGAGGATGTACCATTTGTTTCTATTGTCGATCGTTGTAATAACGGTCGGGGTGCTACAGGCACCGCTGTCATCGAAGACGGTAAAGTTACTAACATTATTATTACTAACCCTGGTTCTGGGTATCTTGGTGGGGGAACTGTCACTGTCGATACACTTACGCCTACAGGGGTGGATTCTGATGGCAATGTGATTCAGGAAGTAGTCCAGACTGAAACGCAAAGACCTGGTGGATCTGCTGATGGTGAACAAGTAATTGGACAGGTTGAGGGCATTCAAGTCATCAATACTGGTAATGATTATGAGGAAGGTGATACTATTGTCACCAGTAATGGTGGTGTATTGACTCCAATTATTGAAAATGGTAGAATTCTAGGTGCAACAGGTGTCGTAGACGTTGGTCTCGACAGAATTCCTGCACTGAAAATCAAGTCTAAGACTGGTTTTGGTGCATATATTCGACCCATAACTAAGTTTACGAAGATTGAGCAGTATGAGAAACCTCTGCTGCCGACCGCTCAGGTCATCACTGTCATTGACTGCCCGAAAGGTTACTAATGTCTAAGTCACCCCCATATATCATCAACCATCCTGAGGATGGTTCTTTCCGTATTGGTAGGGAAGAAGATGGCAAGGCAGTGCGGAAGGCACAAGTCTGTGCTGTTGCTGGATCTGCTGCATCCTTGCGGATCTTCGAGGATGGTGGGTGGGAACTACGTGCCACTGAAAACGACCAAGGTTCCAACATCATTCAAACTGGTGCTGGTCCCATCAATATCAAGTCTGATGGTGATGTCAACATCGACTGCAAGGGAACGTTTTCGGTGATGGCAAAGGACATCATCATGAAAGCAACTGATGCAAAGATTGGTGACATCTTCTTGCATGCCGAGCATGACATTCATTTGCAGGGCAAAAACTTTGCTAAATTGATCGGGCACAACACCACGGTCACTGCTAATGACAAGTTGATTACGAATTCAAAAGGTTTCAACTTTATTATTGGAGACATGGTTCGTATCCATGAACCACAGTCTAAACTCATTCCTGGTCCACTCGGGGACTACATCAACTCTCTCGTAGAATAATGGCAGGCATTAGAGACATTGAGACCGGCAAGGTCTACATCGGCAGAGAAATCCCAGCGAAACTGGATACTGCTGCTGACACCTTGGACGGTGATGCACCCTTCAATGGCACGTTGGTTGCTACTGGACCTGTTATAGCAGGGAAGCATTCCGGATATGCTAAAGCAACTGTAAATATTGGGACGGACATCGATAAGTTCAAGTCTGGTGTCAGTGGCAGAGCACTCCAGGTTGACGGCGATGTTGAGGTCATCGGTGAAGAAGCAGTAAACGCTGTATACATCGACGGTGATGTATATGTTACGGGTGCAGTTGACTGTTTGAACAAGGGAAGACTGGCATCCAGGTTCTCTACAGCAGACTCTCTGGGTAAGACATTCGATATCCAGCACCCCACTCAGGAAGGTCGCAGACTTCGCTACGCATGTATCGAGGGACCGGAAGTCGCCGTGTATCACCGTGGCAGACTGACTGGTAGCAATGAGATCACCCTGCCTGAATACTGGGTGAACCTGGTGCATGAAAACAGCATCACAGTTTCTATTACATGTATTGGTTCACAACAGGACATCATTGTCACAGACTTTGATAATGTCCGTGTTGTGCTGAAGCATGTTGGTGGCAACGCTTCTGGTGCAGATATCGACTGTTTTTACCATGTTTGCGGTGAGAGGAAGGATATCAACCCCCTCATCACCGATTACGAAGGCAAAACTTGGGAAGATTATCCTGATCCCAACGTGTTTATGGCACCCGATGATGAAGAACGGAACATTTTGGATGAACGTTATCGCGGACCACAGAACACAATTACAAAATAGTATGCTATAATAGAAGAAATATCATATTTTAGATGACAACAATTGAATTTCGAGGAAAAGTAACTGTTGACGGGATCATTGATCTCCCTGAGGAGTGGTATGGCAAAGTGGATGAAAATAACATCCACGTTCAACTGACCCCAAACTCTTGCTTCCAGGAATTGTTTGTGGAGTCAATCCCTTATGGTAGAACTGTAAAGGTTCGTAATCAAGGCGGCGGCAAAATCGACGCATTTTTTACTGTTACAGCGGTGTTGACAACAGAAGACTGAAGAAGTATAATAATAGAGTTCCAGCATAGGACGCTTATGTTTGATTCCGAGCACGTGACTAAGATCGAAGTCAACGTTCCTGCTCGAAAGTTTACAATCCACGGGTCTGATGGGGCGATCAGAGAACTGGAATGTCCAGAAACTGAACAATTTATGAATGTCTGGGAAGTGGCACAACTGGCAATCGAAATCGATGATGAAATCGAGATGACCAGTTGCATTTGACCTGGTCCAGGTACTGTTCCTAAATAATCTGAAGGAATGGTGTCTGGACTCATAGGTAATGCCTCTCAGTAGACTTGAAAACTTCCTGAAGAATATTCAGGGCAATGTCATCTACGTCAATCCAGAAGAACTGGATGCCACGGATGATATTAGTAACACGGGTAATTCGAGAACCCGTCCGTTCAAGACTATCCAGCGGGCTCTTATTGAGTCCGCTAGATTTTCTTACCAACTAGGTAAGAACAACGACAAGTTTGACAAGACTACGATTGTAGTTTCGCCTGGTGTTCACTATATTGATAACCGTCCTGGTTATCAGATTGACACCTCAGGTACTGTCACTGACGTAAGCGGTGGTTCGCAAAGCATCGCTGAACTTGGTGTCGGTGCCAACTTCAACATTCAAGACTCCAACAACGTACTGTACCACTTCAACAGTGCGAATGGTGGTGTCATCATGCCACGTGGTACTTCAATCTGTGGTTCTGATCTACGTAAGACAAAGATTAGACCAAAGTATGTACCAGATCCACTAAACAACAGCATTCCTTCCACCGCACTGTTCCGTGTAACTGGCGGTTGTTACTTCCGGGAGTTTACTCTGTTTGATGGTGATCCTGCTGACAGGATCTATAAAGATTACACCACAAACGTCTACGCTCCTACCTATTCTCACCACAAACTCACCTGCTTTGAGTATGCAGATGGTGTGAATAAGATGGATGGTAAGGGTCTGACCGACCTTGACATGTATTATGCCAAGTTGACTCTGGCATATGGTAATGCATCTGGTCGTGCGATCCCCACTTATCCTACTAACGACGACTTTGAACAAGTTGTTGATGAATCTCGGATTGTTGGTGCCATCTCTAACGTTGGTGCGATCCAGATTCAGGATATTTACTCTGGTGTCAACTCTTCTGACCCCACTGCGACCACTATTGTAACTGTCCGTACCAGTGAGACACACGGTCTTACTGTTGCTACACCTATCAACATCAAGGGTGTTGCTGGCAATAGCAATGTCAATGGCACTGAATATGACGGTGTGCATGTTGTTTCTCAGGTTCTGAGCGACACACTGTTCACTTATTCTGTAACTACTGCCCCTGCAACTACTGCTACTCCTAACCTTAGTGGTCTTTCTCCCACTGTCACGGTTGAGAGTGACACTGTTACTAGTGCATCCCCCTATATTTTCAACTGCTCTCTCCGTTCTGTCTTTGGCATCAACGGTCTGCATGCTGATGGTAGCAAGGCAACTGGATTCAAATCCATGGTGCTTGCACAGTTCACGGGTGTGTCCCTGAACAAAGATGACAATGCATTTGTAAAATATAATGTAACCAGTGGTGTTTATGAAGATCAGGCAACACTAGGAACTAGCACCATCCTGCACACGGATGGCATGGCACGCCATAAACCTGATTGGCAGAACTTCCATATCAAGGCATCCAACAACGCACAACTTCAGTTGGTGTCTGTGTTTGCCGTGGGTTGTGGACACCACTTCATCAATGAGTCTGGTTCTGACTCCTCCATCACCAACTCTAACTCCAACTTTGGTGCGTGCGCCCTGTTGTGTGACGGTTTCAAGGATGATGCATTCCAGAAAGATGACCAAGGTTACATCACTGGCATCCTTCCTACCCAAAAGAACTTTGGTAAAGAGACTACATTCAACTGGTTGAAACTGGATGTAGATGATACTGCTGCTGCGGCAGATACGAAACTGTATCTGCGTGACTTCAAGCAACGTGATGATGTTCCCATCGTTACTGCATCAAAATACTTTGTTGGTAACAAAGTTGGTGACCTCCTGCAACTGAACATCAACGGTCAGGTCACCTCTGCTGAGATCATGATGACTGTGCCAAATGGCACAACTGCTGCAAGTGGTAAGAAGGAGTTCCTGGTTGGACGTGCTTCTGGTATCAGCAGCATCTCCAGTGACATCCTGACACTGCAATGCCCTAATCAGACTCACAACCTGTTCACTGGTGAATCTATCTGCTTCTATGCTGATAATGGTGCACTTCCTGATGGTATTGATTACAACCGGAAGTATTATGTAATCGCTAACCCGGTTGCAAATGAGAACGATAAGATCAAGATTGCAACCAGTAAGGACAATGCCCTTGCTAATGTTCCTCTCACTGGTATCAACAATGCTGGTGGTCAACTGAGAGTTGTCTCTCGCGTTATTGACAAAGAACCCGGAGATCCGGGTCACCCCATTCAGTATGATGCTACTGGTTGGTATGTGAATGTCAAGACTGGCAACACATTACACGATAAGGTCAAGGTCAACCAGTCCTCCATCAGTCCTGAGACTCCTGCAACCTTCATCACTCGTAAGATTGATGACCGCCAGGACATCGAAGCAATCTACCGTCTGCGGTATGTGTTGCCTGATGGTTCTGCTATTGCAGCACCTCCACAGAATGGTTATACCATTCAAGATAGTGGCACAGTCATTGATGACACCAACTTCCAGAACGAGAATAATGTTCTGAGCAGTGATCTGGATCTCCGGACCCAGACTTATATTACTAATGCTTCATGGAATGGCAACATTGGTTTCATTACCTGCCGCCATCCTCACCGCCTGCATCATGGTCAGTTGATTCAGATCAACAGACTGCGTTCCGAGAATAACGTCCATGGCGAAGCAAACTCAGGTTATAACGGTCTGCACTATGTTTCGCAGATCATTGATAAGAAGTCTTTCCGAATCGGTATCAACACGGATCCGGGCGGCATTACTACCATCTCCACGGGTATTCCTTACACGACTCATGATAACAGTGTCGTTGGTTCTGGTCGCACGTTCTCTCCTTACTTTGTAAGGAAAGAGTATGGTAATGCCTACCAGATCTTCAACCATGAGGTAGTCCAGGAGCACAAACCTGGTGTTCAGGATGGTGTGTATGACCTCACCATGCTGGGTTACCACGCCACTCCTGACCTGGCACCATTCAACATTGACAGGAACAGGTTCCCTCAAAACATCAACTATCTGAAACCATTTGTTGATGTTGATGCTGTTGTAGATGATCCTCTGGATGCTCAATCTTATGCTGTCCGTGATGACATTGGACATGTTGAGAGCAGCAATCCTGAGCACAGCATCACCAAGGAATCAACTTATAAGTTGATTGATGACATGGGTATCGGTAAGAAAATTACCGATGCAACTGTCTCTGGTGCCACAGTAACACTGAATACTGAGGTTGACCATGGACTGAATGGCATTCTTCAGTTTGGTTCTCTGGTTGGTGGTGCTGGTTTCGGTGTCAACACCAATGCTGGTGAGTATTACTTTGGTTGCCACTTTACTGGTGGTAGTGGTGAAGGTGCTACCGCTGATGTTGTTGTCAACGCTGCTGGCAATATCTCTGAAGTCACCCTGGTTGACCGTGGATCGGGTTATGCTGTTGGTGACACCCTGACCCTTGCGGGTTGTCCTAAGTATGATCCAGGTGGTGCTAACTCCACCATCAGCGTCACTGAGATCAGCAACGTTGTCGGTGATATTGTCCAGGTTGTGGGCGTGGGTAGCACCGGTTTCAACGGTCTGCATCGCATCACCCAGGTCACTGATCCTAAGAACCTGCTTTACACCGCTGGTGGAGTCTCTGTAGCATCTACAGGTGGTTTTATCTACCACGTTGGTGTTACCACTTCTATCACCAACATTGTTCACAATGCGACGACGAAGATCGCAACCGTGACAATGAACACGGACATCGGTCTGAGACGTGGTGATCAGATTGTTATCAATGGTGCTAATACTGAATACAATGGCACCTGGTCCATTCAGGATCGTATTGGTTATGGATCATCACTGAGTGTCCTGATTGATTCTGATACTGCTCCTACATTCTCTGGTGCTGGTGCATATGCACACGGTAACGGTATCAACTTCCGTGCCAATGGTCAAACTATCCCCATCTATGATGGTGCAATCAGTGAGATCAGTGCAGGACTGAGCACCACTTCAACAAGCATCACACTGAAGAACCCCCACGCATTCAACCGTGGTGACTTCCTTCAGATTGAGGATGAGATTGTTCGCATCACCAACGCACAGAAGGATCAGATTGCACGGGGTACCATGGGTACCAACGCTGCTTCCCACCTTCAGTACGTTGCTGCACAGCGTATCAAGGTTATTCCTGTTGAGCAACGTCGCCACTCAACTATCCGTGCCTCGGGTCACACGTTTGAATACGTGGGTTATGGACCTGGTAACTACAGCACGGGCATGCCTCAGACACAAACCCGTGTCTTGGATGACAATCAGCAGTTGTTGGCACAGTCCATCAACACACGTGGTGGCACGGTTGTCTACTCTGGTATGAATGACCGGGGTGAGTTCTTCATCGGTCGTAAGAAGATTGATGCTCTGACTGGTGAAGAGATCAGCACCATCACCAAGTTTGACTCAACCCCAGTCCTCAAGGTTCCTGTAACAGCAGACTTTGATGACCTGACTGTCAAGAACAACCTGTACAGTTTGGGTAACACTGAACTGATTGACCTGCAACTCAAGGGCAACCGTTCAGGTGCTGTTGGTGCCAGCGTCATCGTTGGTATCAATGGTAGTTCCACCAACGCAGTTCCTACCAGTTCAATTGACCAGATTCTTCTCAATCTGTCATTTGATAAGGGTGGTTACATTGGTTATGTTAGAACTGGCGACAGTTCCCCGTGGAAGAAGTGGGGTCCGATTACGGTTGACGCCACTGATCACTACGCCTTTGACAAACTTGCATTAGGCAACAACACTGGTACCACTGCTCACCGTGTGTTTGATGCAACTGGTGATGGTTACATCAGTGGTGGTCTGACTGTTGGTGCTGCATCCACGATTGCAAGTCTTGCGGTCAGTGACCTGACTGATACTCGGATCGTATTTGCTGGTGCTGGTGGAGAATTGCAGGACAACGGAGTTCTTTACTTCTCTGGTTCTACGCTGTACTCCCACACGCAGGTTGCATCCAACACCATCACTGCTGGTGAGTTCATTGGACCTGGCACCATTCCTCTTGGTGGCATCATCATGTGGTCTGGTAGCAGTGTTCCCACTGGATGGTCACTGTGTAATGGTAGCAACGGTACACCTGACCTCAGAAACCGCTTTATTGTTGGTTCTGGTGATAGTTACAACACTGGTGCCACGGGTGGTGATGACTCCTACACTCTGACCCTGGGTCAACTGCCGGAACACTTCCACAGTCAACCAGCACACACTCACGGTGCTGGAACTCTGAGTGTGAATGGTGACACTGGTACCCAGAGCGCCAATCACAGTCACCCCGCATCGCTGTCCGTCACTATCAATAACAACACCACTGGTATTGAGATCAGAGGTGGTGGATCAAATGATGACGGTGGTGAAGAGGTTCCTGGCGGTAACCACTCGGATGGATCTCGCGTCAGCAACGCGGTTGTGGATCCAGGTCACGGTCACACTGGTAGTGCATCAGGTACCACTGATGCCAACAACGCCAACCACACTCACAACGTTGATCTCAGCGTTAGTGGTTCCACTGGAGACGGTGGTAACCAGAATACTGGAACGCTTGGTAACGGTGATGCGATTGACAACCGACCTCAATACTATGCACTCGCATATATCATGCGGACTACCTGATAAATACACTTATAAAAGGAGTATTTTGGTAAATGGCATCGGTAAATAAAAAGTTTGCTGTCGAAAAGGGTCTGGAAGTTGGCGACCAGGCTCTTGTCGTTGATGCCGACAATGAACGTACTGGTATTGGTAAAACAAATCCAGAGTACGGTCTTGATGTTGCAACCACAGCACGCTTTGACGGCATTGTTACTGCCGCTCAGGTAGGTATTGGTAGCACGCAACCTGCTAAGGATGTTGACTTCAATGCGGACATGGCAGTCCGTAAGAAGTTATATGACATGAACGACAGTGCCGGATCAGACCATAAGGTTCTGGTCTCTGTTGGTACTGGTGTTTCTTGGTCTAACTCCGCTGACATCACTGCTCTTGCAGATGGTCGTCCGGATCAAATACAATATAAGAAAGATGATGGCACCTTTGGTGGTGCTCCTCAACTTGTATATGATGATGGTAATGACCGCGTGGGTATTGGTAGTACCCAACCGGCATATACCTTAGATGTTGATGGCACTGTCCGGATTGACGGTGTCTTCTATGACTCCAACTCTCAAGTTGGTGTTGCTAAATCTATTCTTGCTGCTGATTCTGATGGTCAACTTCAGTGGGTTGGTGCTGGTGCATCAACGCTGAACATCATCTATGTTGCAGAAGATGGTAATGATGCCAATGATGGCAGGTCACTGAGTAGTGCTAAGAGATCCATCAAAGCAGCAACTGAAGTCTCCAGTGCTGGTGATGTGATCCGTGTTGCTGGTGGTGTTTACAGTGAGCAGAACCCCATCACTGTGCCACGTAACGTGTCCATTGATGGTGATGACCTGAGAAACACCCAGGTTATCCCAGCAAACGTTGGACAAGATCTGTTCAAGGTTCACAATGGTGTTCTGATTCAGAACATGTCCTTTGTTGGTGCTGCCAACACTGGTGCAATGATTACATTCCCTCCTGAGGGTGTGGTCAATCGTCACCGTTTCTCTAGTGCCAACGCTGATTCAATCAAGATTGGACCCACCTGGCACACTGGTGTGTCCACCACACCTACATTTGTCAACTACGATCCTACCAGTGGTGTTACCACTGCCACGATTGTGGGTCATGGTCTGACACTTGCTGACACTATTGGTATTGCCACTGGTGGTCTTGCATTCACCTGTGACAGTGATGATCATGCCACTCTGCACTCATATCCACGGGCAACTGATCCACTTGCTGGTATCTTCACTGGCATCACATCATTCACTTCTAACACCATTACTTTCCAGGCAGGTGATGCTGGAAGTGGTGCACGAATCACTGGTATCATCACCCAGTCCCCATATGTAAGGAACTGCACGAACTTTGTTCCTGACAGTATTGGTATGAGGATCAATGGTAACCACGCTGGTGGTACCAAGTCCATGGTGGTTGACTCCTACACCCAGTACAATCAGGGTGGTATTGGTGTCACAATCTCCAACGATGGTTATGCACAGTTGGTGTCCATCTTCACGGTGTGTGATGAGTACGCCATCTCCTGTGTGTCAGGTGGTCAGTGTGACCTGAACAACTCTAACGCCTCGTTCGGTACCTTTGGTATCGTGGCATCCGGCGTTGGTACTGTCACAGACACTGGTTCACTGGCAGTGGAGGCAGTTGAAGAAGACAATACTGTTGTTATCAGTGGTCTTACCCAACGTCCTTACTCTGGTCAGGTCTTCTACCTTGGAGAACTGTTCAATGAAGTTATCAGAGTCAATGTAACCAACGCAGGTAGTGGTTACACCAGTTCCAACCCACCAAGAGTCACCATCGGTGCTCCGTCTGGTCCTAATGGTGCTAATGCTGAAGGAACAGCAGTTGTGAACGGGTACGGACAAGTCACTGCTGTCAACCTGTTTGCAACTGGCACGCAGTATCGCAGTGTTCCTTCCGTCACTATTGCTGGTGGTAGTGGTACTACAGCGACAGCAACTGCTGAGATTGGACCTACTTACTACACTATAAATACTGCTACGCCGGTTACCGCAGGCGTTTCGACCGTTACTATTGACCAAACACTACCTGCAAATGTTGGTGTTGGTTCAGCGATCCCCCTCCAGCGACAATCTCTGATTCTTGCATCCTCATATACATTTGAATTTGTTGGTGCTGGTCTCACGATTGCTAACGCATTGCCCCGTAAAGGTGGCGTTACTATTCCTGAGAATGAAACTGTATCTGAGGGTGGTGGTCGAGTTGTTTATACCTCCACAGATGAGAGAGGTAACTTGAAAGTTGGTGATGGGTTTACTATCAACCAGCAAACAGGCACCATCACAGGTGACGCTTTCAATAAGAGCATCCAAGCAACCCTTACACCACTAATCATTGCACTCGGAGGTAATGTCTAATGGCTGCAATCCCACTCAATAAATTTAGAACCATCACGCATGTAGTCACTGATGCTGCTGTTGGTATCTACACATGCCCTCCAGGTGTGGCATCGCTGCTGATTTATGGCAACGTATCTAATGTGGGACAGGGATCCTCTGTGACTACATTTACTGTTGCTCATAAGCGTGGTTCGGTAGACACTGAAGTTGTGCGTGATGCACGCATCCCGCATCAAGATGCTATGTCATTCCTTGATGGTCGTCTGGCACTGGAAACCGGTGACATTCTTACTATCAAAGGTAATGAAAACGATACCATGAAGTGCATTATTTCTGTTCTCGAAAACGCTAAGTAAAAATGAGACTGCTCTCCGGGCGTGTAGGCGTTACATCCTACTCTGGTCTATCAACTGATCGTAAACAAACTGAAGGTTTCCCTAGTTTCCTTGGACTGGAGGAGGTGGAACCAAATCTTGGTCTGCCCGGAAATAATAACCAGGTGTTGTATGGCGGCGTTGATGGTTCGAGATATTGGGGAGCACCATCTGGTGCACCATCTGGTAGCGTTGATGGTATTGATGTTCAGAAAGATGCTATAACTCCAGTTGGTTTTGCTGGTTCTACCACCATCATCAACTTTACTGGTAATGGTGTAGATGTATTTGCCACCAAGCAAGACAATGGTGGTGTTGAGGTTGGTGTTGCCACCGTCACAATCAACCGGTCTGCTAACGATATCCAAGACGCTGACGAGTTCACTCGGGTCACTGGTGTTACTACGTTCCGTGTGGGAACTGGTCTCTCATTCACAGAGATTGCTGGCACAACAGGCATTGTTTCTATCTTTGCGACTGGTGCAATCATCGCCGTCCAGAATGGTGATGGCAGCAGTGCTGTTGAGAACGTAAGTTTTGTCCGTGTGGGCAAAGGTCTCACAGCATCTCAGGTCTCTGTTGGTATTGCAACCATTGATGTATCAGGTGACTTTGATAACATCCGTGCCGCTGGTATTATTACTGCTGACCAATACTACAGTGGTAACGTAGTTGGAACAGCACTGACTGCATCCATCTTCGATGGTGGCATCTTCAACGGCAATGTGCTGGGTGATGTTACTGGAAACCTGCTTGGTATCTCCACAGGCACCCACAATGGTGATGTTCTTGGAAATATTGTTGGTGACCTGAACTCTACTGGTGTTTCTACCATCAGTTATCTTCAGAACATCAACGTCAACTCCTCCGGTATTATCACTGCCACCAACTTTGATGGTGATCTTGCAGGTGCAGTCACTGGTAGTTTGACTGGTAATGTAACTGGTAACGTAACTGGTGACCTGACTGGTAATGTAACTGGTAACGTCACCAGCAGCGGTAGTAACACATTCAATCAGGTATTAGTAAGTGGCGTTACAACTTCTACTGGCGGTTTTGTTGGTGATGTTACTGGCGATGTAACTGGTAATGTCGTCGGTGATCTGAACGGCAACATCAACGCCACCACTGGCATCAACACTATCACCAACCAACTGAAGATCCTGGTTGATGATGGATCTCCTGCACGTGTTGATTACTACTGCGAGTCTTCCAACATCCACTATACTCGGGTGAAGTCTGCACCCCACAGTGAGTACAGTGGCAATGTAGAACTGACTCTGGGAACTAAGAGTGGTGACTTCATCATTGGTGACACTGCTGGTGCTATCAGTCAGAACATTCACACCACTGGTATTGTCACAGCAGCACAGTTCCATGGCAATGGTGCAAATCTGACTGACATTGTTGCTGGTAACAGCACACTGACTGCAACCAACACCACAAACTCTACCCACTACCTGATCTTCGCTGAAGCAGCGACTGGTACTGAGGAGTTCCGGACTGACGTTGACCTCAACTACAACCCTGCAACCAACACTCTGACTGCTGTCAAGTTTGCTGGTAATGCAACTGGTCTGGTTGATGACCCATCCATCTCAGTGTCTGGCATCACACTGAAGGGCAACATGCTTCCCGATGCTGATGCTACACGTAACCTGGGTGCTTCTGGCACACGCTGGGCAAACGTTTACACCGCTGACATGCACTTCAGCAATGTGGGCACAGGTGGTAATGATGTTGATGGCAGTGAAGGTAACTGGACACTTCAGGAAGGTGAGAATGACATCTTCATGATCAACAATAAAACTGGTAAACGATTCAAGATTGCACTAACACCAGTCGATTGATATGATGCAATTTTATGATGATCTAATTGACGATAAACTAGCAGACGACATCTATAATTATTGTCAAGGTATATCCTGGTACCACAAGTGGTACGGTCTCGACATGGAGACCGACCACTGTACTAGGAAGTTGAATGAATATATTCCTAATGAGGATGGTAATGACGTTCGGCGTCACATCCTGTCGCAGGAAGCAGGATTGCTGGGGATGATGCAACTGTTGCAGTTCTCATCATACAGGCACCCATTTGGATGGAATACAGAATCATTGAAAGAACGTAATGATTTGATCTGGTCACTGTGGACTCAGATAAATCAACATATATTTGATGGTAACGGAACGCTAGAAGGTATTGGTGACAAGGTTGATGGATTGAGAGTGGGTAACCACTTCTTCAAAGATCAAATGGATTACTATGAGAAGTATGGTGTCTCTCGAAGCGTAGATTATTGGACCTCATACTTCAGTGCTAGAGCATGTGAACCCATTGGGTTGGTAAAGGTAAAGAAGCAGGGCAAGATGATCC